GCTTCACACCCCCTGTCAAGTGTAAACCCTTATAAAATAAGAACTTAGAATCGGCGCTTGTATATGCTCCTAGCAGGTAGCAATAAAAAAAGACCGGGCGGTATTTTCTTTTCTTTTCATTTTTGCGTCTATTTTTTGCGCGGGTTTTTTTATTTGTAAGTTATTATGGGACAAGAACTTAGGGCTGTCGCTGGCCGGGGTTAATCCGACATCCTACCCCCTATCGTCGTAGAGGGACTGATGGTCGAACTGAGCGTTATACATGCGCTCGTTCTGCCAGTCGAGCATTTCCTCGACAGGAAATCGCTTTTCCAGGGAGCGAATGTGGTATTCGGCGAGGGAATCGGGCATGTCCAGCCCGTGAGCGCTGTAGTCCACGCAGGCGTCCGTGTACGCTTCGGAGTCGAGACCACGACGCTCATCCTCGATGGCGCAGAGAATGCGGGAGAGCTTGCTAGGAAGGTGAATCTTTTTCGTCATTGTCCCTATTATACAGGCGCGGAATGATACTGTCAACAGAAAAACACGAAAAACGTAAGTCGTTACGGGACAAGGACTTAGGGAAGCTGTTGGCCCCCGCGCAGCGGTCCTGTCAAGGAAAAAATGGGCAGTTTTTTCACTTGCCCAGGTGAGAGTTGAATATGTTACGCTTGAGCTTCGGCATCCTCCGCCGCAAGGTTCTTCAGGATAGCAACGCGCTCGTCGCGCAGTGCCTTCAGTTCGGTGTTATACTGAGCGAGGTACTCGTCGGCTTCACGCCCACGGACACCCCACTCGTCAGCGCGAGTTTTGAAGTTCGCCACCTTCTCAGCGGCTTCCTTCGACCAACGCTTATACTTCAGCGCGTTCGCGTTCAGCACCTTGATGCGGGAATCGATGTCCTGCACCTCGGGGTTATTCGCCAGAGCTTTGGCGCTCGCCTTCACTTGGAGGGCTTCCATCTGCTGCTGGAGAGCAGCGAGTCGTTCTTCGATTGGACGATGCTTAGTCATGAGTCTATTTTACCAAAGAGTTACGAGAAGTCAAGAAGAAACTAGGAAAAACTTACAGGACCGGAGAGGTGCGCGTAACGGTGCAGCTACCAAGAACGGACTCGTTGAAGAAGCGACCGAGAGACGGGCTGCTGACCCAGTCCTCGTAACCCTCGTGGGTCATGCCGTCGATGGAGTAGGAGTAGCCCGTCGAGGTTTCCATGGTCGCAACCTTGGACTCAAGGTCGAAGGTGAGACGGTCAATCCAGGACGAGCGGTTGGTATCGTTGTTGTTCATGCGCCCATTTTATCATAGCGGCTCGCCATGTCAAGTCCCAACCGGGCTTTTTTTGCTATTTTCCAAAAAAAGTCCTAAACCCTTATAGGACAAGGACTTAGGGGGGCTTTTGGCCCCCGCCTACCCCCCTCTAGACCCCCGAGTTTGGGGTCTATTCGAGGATTCAGACGACGTAAAGGTCTTTCTCGAACTGTTTCGGGTTTACCCGCTTGCCATGCTTAGGATAGGCGACAGTCTGCACAGCCTTAGACCAGCAAGCGCGACAGTCGCCACACTTTCCACCGCGAGTATATGCGCGACAGAGGGAATAACCCTTCTCCGGAATAAAATCCTCGGCGGAGCGCAGAATAACGGAATCGTTAGTATAGCCGCTCAGACGCTCACCGTCGATAGAATCAGAGGAGCAACGGACAACGCAGTTAGGCTCGGCATCGATAGCTTCCAAGGCTTGCCACAGCTTCGCAACCTTATAGCTACGGGTCGGGAGCCAGTGCTGAACATGAGGCGTCAGCTTGACGACTTCGTGAATCTTGCGGATAAGCTCGACAGAATAAGCGTCCCCGCTATCGAACCAGCGAAAGTACTTAGCGCGTTTCATGCTTGCGACCATAACGGAAACCCAGTCGGAATGCTTCCAGTCGGCTAGGTTATGCTCTCGGCTTGCGATAGTGCCGGGAAACTGATACGCGCCCGTGAGAGCATAGCAACCCTCGCAAGCGTCTACGGGCTTGTCGTTATCATCACGCGCACCGGGACAGGTTTCCCACGCGGGAAGGGACCAGGACTTAGCGGGCATCTTGGAAGTCTTCGACAGTTTCGGGCTTGCGAACATGATTATATTATACCGTATCCTTTTCCCCCGTCAAGCAAAAAATACACTTTTTCTAAACCCTTATGGGACAAGGACTTAGGGTCCGTGGTGGCCGCGCCGCCGCCCTAACCCAATACGGGCTAGGGACTTACGCGAAAAACAGTTACACCTTCAATAGTGCCAGCGACTTGCGGGGTTATTCCAGTCATCCTGCCAATCCTCGCCTTGCTCGGCTTCCGATTCGGATTGGAAGACTTCGTCTTGGCAGGCTTGGCACATTCCCGAGACGCTGTATTCCCGCTTGGAGATTTCATCTCGGAAGTCGCAGTCTCGGATTTTGGTGCTACCGCAGGGGATGCACTCCCCACGAATCACAGCGTCAGCCGCGTCAGGGAACAGAGCAAAGAGAGGCTTAGAGAGGTCAGGCGGAAGTGGCATTTTTACTCCTCCGAGTAGGTTCCGTGGTAAGGGTTCGGGTCGTTATCATCTTCAAACCCGTAAAGGTTTTCTAGGGCTTCGTCGCACCAAAGGCAGACGGTATTCTTTTCCCCGTTCCAAATCATGTAATGCTCTGGGGTATTTTTGTCGCACTGAGGGCAGACGACAACGCCGCTATCGGGAGCTTTCTTATCGTTCATGTGTTCCATTGTAGCAGAGCGCAGAGGGTAGGTCAAGCAAAAACTCTAGAGTTTGCAGTTCTCGATGTACCACTGCGGAATGGTGAAATCCGCAGACTTAGCACGAGCCAGCGCATCGGAATAGTTATTCTCGACCCAGCTAGTGAGGTCTTCCAGGGTATCCCCTCCGACAGTCGAAGAAGGAAGTCCGACCGTGTTCGGGCATCCCTTGTGGGAGAAGTGATAACGCCCGTTCTGGGGCTTACGCAGAATCCAAACATCTTGGACTTGAAGGTAGGCATTGCTGTTTTCCATGTCCTTATTATACCATAGCGGCTTGCCCTGTCAAGAACTTTTTTGGAAATCGTGTAAGTCCTTATGGGACAAGCACTTACGTGCGCTTTTGGCCGCGCCCCGCGCCTAAGTCGCTATGAGAGCCGGACTTACACCCAGGTCCCAATCGTACGCATAAGCTCAGGCTTGTCGTACAAGTGCGCGTTGAGAACGACGCAGAGAATAGGAACGAGTTTATTCCACTCAACATAGCCGATAACTTGCGAATCTCCGTAGACGCTATCGGGGTGTAGCGGCATCCACTTGCCCGAGTTGGTTTCCCAAATACCCAGTTCGAAGTCGTTACAGAACTCCTTAGGGTACTCTGCCATATAGTTATCGCAGTGTACCCCAGTGTGCCATTGGCACGATACGGTATACTTTCCAACCTTGGCGTGTAAGCCCTGGAAGCCGAACACGGGCGTAAGGTCTAACTCTTTGAACGCCTGTTCGACATCACCGAGCCAATATTTCAGGGTGTCTTCCATAGTCTAGAAGATTTCGGGGACGGAGCGGAAGATGTCCGAGATGGTCAGGAAGACGCGAGAGACCGCGAGAAACACATTCGCGATAGCGTCAGAGAAGACCAGAGCAGACAGAGTGAGGAAGCCGTTCTTCCAGGTGATGTGCTTTTTCTCTTCGTTTTTCATGCCCCTATTATACCATCACTTAGTGAACTTGTCAACATAAAAGCGGACATTTTTAGTCCAGTTTTTATTTAGCCCGTTAGGGTCATTCTCAGCACCAACGGGACAGTAGCGATTCCCGAGGAACACGATAAACTCACCCTTGCTACCAGCCTTGACCCAACGGTCATAGTTTTTCTGAACAGTAGCAGCACACCAACCAGCTTGCGAGCGATAGGTAGGCTTCACGCGAGGATGAAGGATACCGTATTCCTTACCCTTTCCTCCATTCTCAGCGTAGCGAATAGCAGCGACAATAGGAGCCAGCATATCCCGACACTCCGGGCGAATGTTCACCTCGATAGCATCCTGGAATGCCTCAGCAGCAGCTTGACCGTCCTTCTGAAGGATGGCATCCTGTCCGGGAACTTGGAGCATGAGCAGAAGCGCGAACTGTAACATGGTCATATTATAACATGGGAACATAGCACCGTCAAGTGTTTTTTTGGGGTTTTTTATTTTTCCCTAAACCCTTATGGTACAAGGACTTACGTGCGGCTTTGGCCGCGCCTCGCTCCTAACTGGTTATGGGAGCCGGACTTACGCCCAGCCCCCTACCCAATAAGAGACCCTACAGCCCCTGAGTAGCCCGGAAGGGCTTTTTGGAGGACAGCCAATGGTTACCCCAGTGGTTACCGTCAGACATCACGGGGAGACGACGACGCCAGGAGCAGTAGCTAACCAGGAGACGGTCAGCCTTGGGGGTCTGACCCTTTGCCCACGCCTTAGCGAAGCGAGCGCCCTGAATGCGCGAGATGAGGTTTACGATGCTTTTCATGCCCCCATTATACCACACTTTTTCCTCCTGTCAACACTTTCTTCAGAAAATTCCACCGGAAAATTTCGCGTCGGCGGGACTCCTACAGGGGGCGAAGCCGCCCCACTTCCTCCATGAGGTTAATGTTTTAAGGGACTCCTAAAAAAATAACAACCTAACTTCCAAGGGACTCCTACCTAAATAATATTAGAATTATGGGCGCTTGGGACACTTATGGGACTCCGCTGTCAAGAACTCCTGCTTTTCAAAAAGAATGGAGTTACACGACCCCATTCCTGTTCAGTGGTAATGCAGCGACCGCGACAGGATTCTTCTCAGCTACAATAGCAGCTTCCTATGGAGAGAATGGAGCCTCCGCTGTCGTATTAGAATCACTTGGTCCTAAGTATTCATTCATTATATGGGGCTGGCAAGGAGTTTACATTGCAGGGTCGGGTAGCAGTAAAGGACACGTTATTGTAAAGATTGCAAACAATCTAAACTCATCCCACGGACTCGTACATTTCTCCGACGACGATAACACGGTGGTCAATTTATCGCAGCCCACAAGATTACAGCCCGGAGAAGACATCATCTTTAAAGTATTGGACTCTGACATGAATGCAACGGATGCGGGGATTATCGAGCTTTATTATAGTATTATTAACGGCTACGAAGAGTAAATAGTAACATGTCCTTGTTTGTTTCGTTTGTAAGTTTTATGAAGAGCTTAAGTGTGTTAGTGACCGCGCTTTTAGGACTAAAGTCTTCACAAGAAAAACTAAAAGCTTGTCGAGATAAAAAATTAAAAAAGCATTATATTGAATCTCACAAAGCTATAGCATCTGTATATCCTATACTGCAATCGATTATCAACAAGTTCAAAGAAGTTGACCGGGTCTCTGTATTTAAAAGCCATAACGGTAATGGGATTCCACAACCAGGAACGCCATCGTTTACTACCTGCGTTCAAGAAGTTACGAATCACCGAACGACACCGATTATTGAACGCTGGCAACAAATTCCTAGCGACCAAGAAATGATTGAAATCATTGGGGAGTTGATTGAGAAGAACTTATGTGTTCTCGAAGTTCCGGACCACGGGGAAGGAATTCTTTCGGATTACTGTTCTGGTAATGGCATTAAAGGTGTGCTAGCGATTCCCGTTTTAGTTACGGACTCTGGGTTTTTGTTTCTGAACGTTTGCTCGACGACCACCTCGGATTTGACGGAAATTGATGGTATTGAGTTCGAAGCGAAAAGCGTGGCCGCTCGAATCTCGCATGTATACAAAACCGCCAAGTAGCTCACGGCTCTTGTCTTCGCGCAATTTCATCTTCCAGATAAAAAATTGCTTTTTTCAAATCCTCAATAGCATCCTCTTTTAGGTCACAGCGCCAGATATACTTCACTGCGTTCCCAAGATTGAAGTTCATATGGCGAATGACGTCGAGGCATTCAATCCCGCTGGGATGGTCGTTGTAGTGTTTGGGGTGATGGACGGAACTCATAATGTTCTCCTTATTATAGTATACCGTTAGAGGTTCTGACGAACAGGACGCCTACATAATTAAGGGAAGAGAGATTCATGGGGAAACGATTTAAAGCGAACAAAGAGCGCCTCGCACCGCCCGAACCATCAAAGGACCAAAGTGCAAACATGCGAATGTTTGACCTGAGCAATCCCGATATTGATTTGTTCAACATGGTGGATGATGAGTTGATTCGCTTATCTGGCTCTGAGTTGTACATCTACAAATACGAGGTGGACGAGAACTTCGACGACGTATTTGGCGAGAACCGTACGAAGGCGATTCGCCAAGAACCCGTGCTGGTTGAAGGACACTACGACCCGAGAGCCTTCGAAGAGAACCTGACGGAATTTGGTATTGAGATGACCAACGACCAGATGTTCACCTTCAACAAGTCTTACATTACGGCTGCTCTTGGAAGAGGTTTGATTCCCGGTGATATCATTCAACCTCGCTTCCAAAACATTTACTACGAATGCTATGAGGTTCAAGAAGACTCGTTTGAAGTATACGGAGTTTATCATCTAGTCGCCTCTGCTCGCGTACTGCGGGAGAAGCCTCAAATACTACCGGATATTGGTCCGGATGGAAAACACCTATCATAGAATACCATGCCACTAAAAAAAGGTTCATCGAATAAAACTGTCTCCGCGAACATTCGCAAGCTGAGAGACGAAGGGTACCCCCAAAAACAAGCGATTGCAATTGCTATGAGCAAGGCTGGGAAAAGTCGTATGGAAAGTAACGGCAAGGCGATTCCTCGTGGTACCGTGGATAGCATGGGTCCACAGAACCTATCAGAAACCTTTGTTGTTCAAGGCGCGAAGAAGGGAGAAGATGGAAGAACTTTCGATAACGCTTGGAAACTCCCAAAGGACTGCATGTATACGATGAAGCCCCGTAAACGCAAAGCCAAGCAGATTTCGGAGATGAATCTTCAAGACCTCGCACGAATGTGTCCAGAGCCTGAAGGCGGATACTACGACTCAAAGAAGCTTGACGAAGAAGTTTATGGTCTTGGGGGTTTGGATGGAGATGAAAACCCCTCCGTTGATGAGGAAAAGACACCTGTG